GGCCAAGGTGCAGATCGAGGTCTCCTCGAACCTGGCCGAGATGACGGCCTCGGCCACGACGTCGAGGATCGAGCAGCTGGTTGCCGAGGTCGAGCGCCGTAAGCGTGAGCAGGGTCTCATTGAAGTGGGACCGGCTGAAGTTGAGGTGATAGACACCGAGCAGTAGCATTGGCCCGGGACACTGGGGCAGATGCCGCCACCCTTGGGGATAGGGGTGGCGGTATTCTGTATCTATACGAGATTCCACCTCAGCGATAGGAGATACCTATGTCACGCGTTAAGAAGCAGATGGAGCCGTGGGAGATGACTCCGGCCCAGCTGGAGGAGGAGCTGGAAGCGCTCATCAAGCGCCAGGCGTGGCTGGAGAACCAGCCGAAGTGCGACCGCCCCTCGTGCGACGGGAAGCCTCACGCTGGAGCCCCATACCCACACGACCCGACCTACCGCCAGGCGTCCGACCCCCTGGAAAGCGCACAGCAGCTCGACGAGGCCTACGCCGGCCGCCCCCACATCCAGTACCTCTCCGACCGCCTGGCCGAGGCCGTGCGCGCCGTCGAGAACGGGGAGAACCGATACATGACGATCTCCATGCCTCCGCGCATGGGCAAGTCGACGCTGACCTCGATCAACCTGCCCATCTGGCTGCTGCGCCAGCACCCGGACTGGAAGATCGGTCTGATCTCGCACTCGCCCCAGCTCGCCACGGCGTGGGGCCGTCAGGTCCGCCGCTTCGTCGAGGAGGACGGTGAGAAGTGGGGCATTAAGATCGCGTCCGACGCCGGCGCCGTGAGCGAGTGGCAGACGACCCGCGGGGGCGGCATCGTCTCCCGCTCAGCCCCGGGGCAGTCGATCACCGGTCTCGGCTTCAAGGTGATGCTTATGGACGACGTCGTGAAGGACTTCGCCGACGCGCACAGCGAGTCCAAGCGCGAGGCGATCTGGGACTGGTGGCAGGCCAACGCCGTGACGCGTCTGGAGCCGCCCTTCCTCTGCATCGCCATCGCCACGCGCTGGCACGAGGACGACTTCATCGGCCGCCTCCTGAACCCGGCCAAGAACCCGGACGCCAGCAAGTGGGAGAACGTCATCTTCCCCGCCATCGCCGAGGAGGACGACCCCCTCGGCCGCGAGCCCGGAGACCCTCTCTACAGCCCTCTGGTTGAGGAGACTCGGGAGGAGGCGCTGGAGCGCTGGGACTCTCTGAAGCGCTCCGTGGGCTCGTACATGTGGGAGGCCCTGTACCAGCAGCACCCGACGCCGGCCGACGGATCGATCTTCAACCTCGGCTGGCTGCGGTTCTGGACGACGGATCCCTCCAAGGTCAAGAAGGGCGACGACACGGTGATCCTGCTTCCTCGGGAGCGCCTGGAGCGGGGCCAGTGGCTAGACTCGTGGGACCTCACCTTCAAGGGGAGCTCGACGTCGGACTACGCCGTCGGACAGCGCTGGTGCCGGCAGGGCCCTGACCGGTTCCTGATCGATCAGCAGCGCGGGCAGTGGAGCTTCACCCAGACCTTGGAGAAGATGATGCGCTGGTGCAACGCCGGCGACCTGGACGACAAGGCCAGCCCCGGCGGATCGTTCGTCCACCAGCGTCTCGTTGAGGACGCCGCCAACGGTACGGCGGCCATCGACGTGCTGCGCAAGAAGGTGGCAGGCATCAAGCCGATCAAGCCCCGCTCATCCAAGGAGGTCCGCGCCCGGGCCGTGACGCCGGAGATCGAGTCCGGGAACGTCTACCTGCCGCACCCGTCGGACCCAGACAACGGGTGGGTGAACGAGCTCATCTCTGAGATGCGTGCGTTCCCCTCGGGCCGGCACGACGACCAGGTGGACGCGCTGAGCATGGGCCTTCTAGGACTGCGAGACGCCGGCCAGGCATCGCTGTTCGTCCCGCGGGGAACGATTCGTCGCGCTGTGAACGGTATCTCTCTAGCAGGGGCGATTCCCCGGCTCTGACGGCTTGCATCTCCTGGAGGGTGGACGTATGATTTCATACGTCCACCCCAACTACGTAAGGAGACACAGTGACGTCACCATATAACAACTGCCAGGAAGCCGTGCTCCAGGAGGCTCAGAGACGTGTGGAGGAGCTGAAGAGTGCTCTCCAGGACGCCTATCTGCTGACCTACAGCGAGGGCGAGGCTTCCGAGCTGGGCCGAATCCTGGAGCGCGCTGCGGTCCCCGTCCCTGAGGGGGCTCCTACCTGTACCCGCATGACCGAGGTATGGGTGGAGGGGTTCAAGAAGTTCCACGGCTGGACCATCCCGCCTGCGAATCCGTCCCCCGGCAGGGAGGTCGTATGGATGCTGCACTACGCGGCCCTACTGCCGGACGCCGACGTCGTCAGCCGGGAGACGGTACGGGAGTGGCTGTGGAAGCTCGCCCGAGCTGCCTCCAACCTCCTGCCAGAGGACTCCAGTGCCCTGACCCTCGCTCTGAATGAGCACCTCCGAGCCGCTCGTAAGCATCCCGGCATGACGCTGGAGCGCGACGGGCACACCGACGATACTCGCCTGTTCGCCCTCGTGGAGGAGATCGGCGAGGTCGCGGCCTGCCTGACCTACGACCACGACGCCGAGACCGGCCACAACTCGGACCTGGAGTCCGAGGTGATACAGGTCATCGCCCTGGCCCTGGCCTGGGCTACCCGGTACCTGGAGGACGGTGAGTGAGGTGGCTGTGAGAGTAGGCCACCTCCCCGACCCCTACCGGGTGTCCGCCGGCGTAGGCGGCGGACACCCGGTTGGGGCGGTCGAGAGGATCATCCTGGATGAGCCAAACCCGGACCGACTAGGCCCCTACATCAGGAGAGCCCTGCGTGAGGGGTTCACGGCCGAGCTGCGGGAGGCCGGAGATGGGGCTACGGGGTGACGGAATGCTGAACGTGTGCCCGCGTATCAGCGGATTCTTCATCGCCTCTCACCTAAAGGTGAGCTACTCGGTAGCCGTCGAGCTCGCGAGCATCGCTTTCGTGAACGGGTTGAAGATTCTCCGGGAGGTGTCTACCCAACCTAAGGAGGCCGGCCGCAGGTCACTGGTCCTTAGTGACGGCGGACTCCGCATCCGCCTGGAGAGGATGCACGACCACATTGATCTGTGGATTGCCAAGGACGGCTCGACCGCGGACCTTGTCCGCGACATCGTCGATATGCGTAACCCGCTGAGGCTGATCCGTACTTCGGTATCGGAGTATCAGCGTCCGCGGCGATCCTGGTGGGCGGTGGTGCCTGCCGACCAGTACCAATTCACCAAGTTCCTATAGGAGACACCTATGACATCTATCAACGACGTTGCCGACCTGCCGAAGCGCCTGGAGGACTGGGCCGCCGGGATGGGCTATCGAGGCGCCTTCGGGATCGACGCCGAGCGGGCGATGGCTGCGGACCTGCGCAAGCTGCTATCGCTGACCGTTCAGCAGGCGAAATCCCTGGAGGACTCGCAGGAGCACGTCCACGCCCTGGAGCAACGACTCCCGACCTCTCAGACCGACGACTTGGAGCCGGCGCCCCCTCTTGACGATCCGCTGGAGGAGGCCGCGCGCCTCGACCGGAAGTCCCGCCGGGACGCGAAGCTGGCCCGCGCTGCGCTCCAGCAGGAGGTCCTGGCGGCCTACTCGCGCGGCGTGTCGAAGTCGGTCCTGAGCGAGGTCTCAGGAATGACCCGGCAGACTGTTGACCGAGTCCTCGGCCAGTGGAAGCGCAAGCCTCCCAAGATCGGCGCCGGAGGGGATGAGTCCCAACTCACCTTGATCTGACCACTGCGGGCTTGCTCTAGGCCGTATGACGGCATACGCTTAGGGCAAGCCCGCACCTCCAACCCCTAGCGAGGAAACATGAGCACAAAGACCTCACCAACCAGGACAACATGGACCCGCGTCCTCCGCCACCCTCAGGCGCGAATCAAACCGCTCGACGCGGACACCTTGCACGAGGCCAAGACGTGCCTCGTCTACGAGAACGGGCAGGCCGTCGCCCAGCTGAAGAGCTGCGGTCAGCGCTGCTGGGGCGTCTACCCGACCGGCATGACGATCCCCGCCGCGTTCGGGGCCTCCGCTCTGGAGGCTGTGACGGCGTGGATGAGCGCCCGGGACGGGGCGTCTTCGTGACCGACGCACTGCTGGCCGCGACCGCGGCCCTGGCCATCAGCCTCCCCGCATTCGCGCTCGGAGAACGCCTACGAGGCCGCCGAGAACTTATCGTCAACACCCCTAAGAAAGGATCTCCCGTGGGTAGATATTCCTCCTTCGACCACCTGGCCCGGGACAACCGGTCCCTGTATTCCGCCTACCTGGAGGCCTCTCACGCCGGGGGAGGTCGCATCCTCCTGGAGGACGGGACATACGTCATCAGCGAGGACACCCTCCCGGACCCTGACCCATCCGTCGAGCTGTACCTCGGGGACGGGGCCTGGCTGGAGGTCCGGGACGGCCTTACGCCGAGCGTCCAGCTCACCCTTCCCGATGAGTACGTCGAGGCCCTGGACCGGGAGCCGATCGGCTCAGATCAGTCTCGCCGCCTCTACTGGTCCTCGCCCACCCCTCCGCACGGCCTGGATGACCCGACCCAGAACCCCTACGGCTACGGGGACATGACCCTGTACGTGCCAGAGAGTCTGGAGCCCGCTTACCGCGAGGTGGGGTTCTCCTCGTACGGGACGCCCAGCCGTCGCTACCTGGAGATCTGGGAGGACTACCGACCCTACGAGGGGTTCCCACCGGTCCCCGACCCGCGGGGCGCGGAGTCGGAGGCCGTCGAGGCCCCGGGCCACTACACCTGGCTCGGGCAGTCGCTCGCAGCGCTCGGCCTGAGCGACGCTGCCAACGTCGAGTCGTGGGACGTCCTCGACGCGACCTTCCCGCAGGACCCACTCCTGTGGAACTGCGGCAAGTACCTGCTTCGGCAGGGCCGCAAGGGCGGCGAGGAGAAGCGCCTGGAGGATCTGCGCAAGGCGAGGGCGTACCTCGACCGCAGGATCGCCCAGCTCTCCTCCGAGGGACGGGGCGGAGGTGAGTGATTGATATCACTGTGATGTGGGGATAGATGGGCTAGTGCCGTCCTTATGGAGGGCGCTAGCCTTATCTTGTACGTAGCCGACCACCCAACTCACAAAGGACAGTGCCATGAGCAACACTGAGCCCTACGCCGAGAAGATGGACCGCATCGCCGCCGAGCTTCTGGACGTCTTGCGCGACGTCCTCGGCCCCGAGCGCCGCCTACCGGAGCCCCGGCCCGACTACGCCCGCTACGGCGACCACTCCGTCACCGTGCGCGACGGCGAGAACGGTCGTGTCGAGGTGACCGCTCACCTGACGACGGGAGGCGCGGTCAAGGAGTACTCGGCCCGACTCACCTACGGAGACCGAGAGCCGCGGCCGTACCCCACCGTCGGACCTCTCCGCATGGACTGCTCCCAGGATCCTGAGGAGCATCCCACCATCATCTACGTCCTCCCCCTCGTCATCCGTCTGGACAGCGCGTCTGAGCGCATGCGAGACGCACGTCGGGTCCTGGCAGAGGCCGGCCACGCAGTTGAGGATCGCGGCCCGACTCTTGTCCTGCGAGAGAGTCCCGCCCTCGGAGCGAAAGTCGTAGCCACCGTAGAGCCCGACCCGGACAACGGATTTCTGGTAGTGCACGGCCGGGATGCCGGGCAGGTGCGGGAGATCCTGCACCAGGCCAACGTCTTCTGAGTGACGGACGTCACTGAATACACCCCGCTTGCGGCTTGCAGGCGGGGTGTATGCGTGCATACACTTAAGCCATGAGCACGAACCGCCCCACCCCCGCCGTCAAGATCATCGCCACCGTCGCCACCCTGGCCATCGTCGCCCTCGCCATCGTGGGGGCCATCCTGGGCCACAGCCACGCTCAGGCCTCGCAGGCTCGCGAGGCTCAGGCTGAGCGGGTCTCCGAGATCATGGAGTCACTCAGCTCCGAGGCTGAGAAGTCCCCCTCCGCCGGCGGCTCCAAGGTCTGCACGATCTCCGCCGAGCGGTCGCGCAAGTGCTACCCCGGGGGACGCGGTGGCTGGTACCGGACCCGGGGCGGGCACGCCCTGAAGCCGGCCGAGGACTCCCCCGCCACCGCGCTCCTGCACAGTGAGTTCGACGAGGCCGGGCCGGCGGACATGCCCGGCCGCGTCCCTGGCCGCGGCGGCTGGGTCAGTGAGGAGGGGGAGGACTGGGCCTGATCGTCCCTCGGGAGAGCGCCCCGCACACCTCACGGTGTGCGGGGCCGTTTCATGCCTATAGAGGGGTCTAGGAGCGTCTCTGAGGGGCTTTGAGGGCTTGGCGGGGCCGTCCATACGGGAGGAGGTCTATAGGCCCTCAGAGAGGCTTACACGGCCCCACCGCGCGCCAGGCGAGGCGCCTCGGATAGCTGATGCCGTGTAAGCCCCGTAGACGGCCTAACGCCCCGATACCTGGGTGCAGGTACCGGGGCGCGGGTGCCGGGCCGTCTACGGGGCTTACAGGACGCCCTGAAGGCGCTCCAGGGCGAGGCGCGCACTCGGTGCGTGGGCGGCGGCCATCGCGTAGCGGTCCTGCCAGCGGCGGATCTGGGTCGGGTGCACGACTCGGGCGCGGGAGTCCGGGGCGGGGCGGCGCTTGACCGGGACGGCGTCCCAGGAGACCGGGACCGCGAACCAGGTTCGTATGGACAGCCCGTTCCCGGCCAGCAGCTCCTCAGGGATCCCGTCGAAGGCGTGAGGGTCCTCGCGCAGGACCACGGAGGCGGGGGCAGCGGCCCAGGCCGGGACCTGCTCGACGATGGCGACGGCGTAGCCGCCCAGCTCGCCCCAGGTCCGGGCGCGGCCCTCGCCCTGCACGCGGTAGCGGGCCGGGGACGGGGAGGAGACGACGGAGACGGGCTTACCGGCCAGCGGGTGCGGGGCGCCGCTGGGCAGGGTGGCCGGGTGCAGGGCCGGCTCGTCGTCACGCGAGTGGTCGATGACGCGGTAGGCGGTGCGAGGGCTGTCGGTCTGGCTGAGGGAGTAGCGGTTGCTCATGGGTAGAAGTATGCACGCATACGCGGTAGGAGGCAAATCGACGCGGCCGGGGAACCTGGGAGAATCCTGGGAACGTAGTGTGACGCCAGCCACGTTGCCCCTCTATAGTTATGGCTTACTCCCCCCTACGGGGGGAGTAAGCCTATTACTTAACTTGTAACTTAGCATACAACCGCGCCATTCCAAGGAAAAGTACGTATGCCCAGCATACATTTACCTACGGCAAGTGTATGATAAGTTACATGTGACCCAGATCTCTTGCCCGCCATCATACGTCACTTTGAGAAATTAATTTGAGTGACGGCATTCACATCCGGGAGAGATGAACCTGATAGGAACCTGAGAAACCTGGGAGAACCCTGGGAACCTCTACGGAGCCGGACCGACATCGGAACCGCTACGGCACGGGCTCGAGGAAGGACGCTGAGGGCCCGGTCGAGCTCGTACAGGCTGAGGGGGCGACCCTGTACCGATCCGGGCAGGGGCTTCTACGTACCGCCGCCGGCGCCTCGCTCGAAGGGCGGAGAGTCCCTGAGGAGATCGTCTCAGAGGACGGAGCTCGGAAGCCGAGAGACCCGCCGCGGAATACCGCGGAAAAACAGGGGCGTGTATGCCGTCATAACGGACTTTTCCTTGCAATTGCAACGGTCGGAGAAACCTGGGACGGAATTAGGCACGGCATGCCGTCGCCGATGCCGTACGCCGATGCCGTCAGCTGGGCGTGGCAGTGCTCACACAATTAAGCGGGATAGGCGTAGCCGCTCCGACGGCGCTTGCCCCCGTCCCAGCAAGCTGGGCCGCGGCTGCGCGCGAGCGTCCGCAGCTTCGGCGCATGCCACGGTGCCCCCTCATCGCGACGGTGCCAGCGCTCCGCTGCGCTCCGCGTAGCGGGCACCTGGGCGATGAGTGCGCAGCGATGGCATACACCTGCGCTCGGAGCACTCGCCTCATGAGACGCAGGGCCCTGCCAAGGAAAGCGCATGCCGCCATACTCCTACCGAACGGCCCTGAGGGGCCGTCGGGAGTATGGCGGTCATACGCCATCTTGGCAGGGGAGGGCTGTGCGGGGCGGTTCGCCACGGGGCGGGGTGTCGGTCGGTCGCGAGGCTCCCTCCCGAACCGCCCCGGGCTCAGGGTGCCCGCTACGCCCTCGGTGAGGATGGCGCGGAAGGGGCGAGGGCTCAGGACGGGTGAGGTCAGTGGAGACGTGCTGGACGGCTAGCAGGCGAAGGGATGGGCCGCCAGGCCGCCGAGGGTGAACGCGGTCGCCAGGAGGAGGAAGGCGGCCAGAGTGAGGAAAAGGATGTCGGAGGGGTTGATGCGCATGGTGAGCTCCTTCGTGGGGGTGGTGCTGGGGCCTGGCCGGAGGTCTGGCCGGGGTCTGGCCGGCGGAGTGTCAGGCGGCTGATGTGTATCAGATGCCTGATGTGTATCAGATGCCTGATACGTGTTAACGCGGGGAGGTGGTTGGCTAAGGGCATTAGCCTGAGGGCTAGGGGGCACTGGCCGTGGGGGCGGGGGTGTATGGGGACTACTTGCAGGAGATGTGGGCCTGGCAGAGAGCGGTGGAGCGGGCGTCAGTGATGCCGGCAGCGGCGTAGGCGGAAAGGCCCGAGATTGCAACGATTGCGAGCAGTGTGCCGATCAGGGCGCACCGCAGGTGACGGCGGGCGACGCTGTGTCGGCAGGCGGAACGCCGGGCGGAACGCCGGGCATGGCGATTGCAGCGGCTCGGGGCGGGTACGGCCGCCAGCTCTTCGGTCTGGGCCTGGCCGCGCCAGTCGGCGAAGGGGGCGCCATCGTCCTGGGGCCGGGCGGGCCGGGCGGGGCGGAGGATGGATCGGCGTACCGGGACGGGGGCGACGGCGGGGAGGGTCTCGGTGGGGCGGTCGTCTGCTGGAGTCGGAGCCGGGGTCGGCGCTGGGGCTGTCGTGCTCATGCCTCTACTGTATGCCGTCATACGTAGGGAGTGCAAGCCCGGAGGCGGCGGAGTAATGTGACGCTGGTCACGTCCTGCCGCGCGTGGCGAGCCCTAGGCCCGGCTCGAAGGGGCCGGGCGGCGCATCCCTGCACGAGGAGTCGCAGCCCCTTCGAGCCGGCAGTGCCGTCCGGAGGCACGCGGGGCGGTGCCTGTCAACCCAGGCAGGCTGGGCTTCCTAGGCCCGTCCTGCGCTGCCGCGGAGCTCGGCCCCCTCGGGCAGGGGTACGCCGGAGCGGAGATCGATCCGACGGCGGTGCCTGGGTCGCTCAGCCCCGCGGGCCGCCCGCCAGGCTGCCCCTCTAGACCGAGGGAGCTAGCGGCGGGGCAGCCCCTCGTTCTAGCGGAGCTGCCGATGGGGCGGCTGGCGGTCTGTACCTCATCCTCCATAAGGACCGCGAGCGCGAGGCCGTCCACTCATAAGAAAGTCCGATGGGCGGGTAGGCGAACACCTGGGCAGCCGCCCGCACGTCCGACGGGGCCGGCCGCTCAGCCCGGACCCCCGGACCCCCGGGCCGAGGGGTTTCTCGATGTTCGCGGCGAGATTGGGTGGGAGGGGGTGGCTTGGCCCCCCTATAATCTGCACATATAAGCCACCCTCAACCTTTTGTATGGGAGCATACATGTCACCTTCCGCACCAGCTTCCCCCGCTGTGGGCACCTCCCCAGCCAGCGAGGCGCTGACCGACGCGGCCCTGCTCGCCGTGGACGCCCTCCTCCTCACCGGCGCGGCGCTGCGCATCACCCGCTTCGCCACCACCGACGTCCTGGGCGGCTGGGTCCTGGCCGACCCCCTCAAGGCCTGGGCCGAACGGCGCGACCCGCGCCCCTCCTCCGCCGGCACGTCCCACCCCTTCGGCTACGCCGCCCCGCCCCAGGCATGGCGCCACCGCCTGGTCTCGGCGCTCGACTGCCCGTTCTGCGTCGGCACCCAGGCCACGATCGCGATCGGTACGGCCCTGGCCCTGACCTCGTCCCGCTCCGGTCGACGCTCACGCCGCTCCCGCGCCGGCAGGCTCGTCCGTGCCGCCTGCGCGACGCTGGGCGCGGCCTACGTCGTGGGCCACGTCTCGCACCGGATCGACTCGGAAGCCCCCGCACCGACCCCCGCCTCCACAGCTAAGGACCCGAAGTGACCCCAGCACCCGCCCCCCGCCCCGCCACTGTCTCCAGCATCGACGCCTACCGCTCCCGGGCCTTGGCCCGCCGTGGCGTCATTGTCCAGCAGCCGCCGGCCCCCTCCACTGCTACGGCCACTGCCCGCTCCCTGACTGCCGCGGCCACGCGGCCGGCCCGGGCCGCGGCCTCAGCCGCGGCGTCGAGTCCGGCCCTCGGCTCGCGCTCCTGGCAGGCCGAGGCGTGGGCGGCCTACGACGAGGTCGGGGAGGAGCGGTTCCTGGCCTCGACCCTGGCCGGGCGCCTGAGCCAGGCCCGCCTGTACGTCCAGCACAAGCCCGCCACCGGTCCGCACTCGTCCCTGCGCGACGACCCGACGGACGTCACTGACACCGCCTCCGGCCCCACGGCACAGCTGGCCGAGGCGGTCCTGGCGGCGCTCGGCGCCAGCCAGCAGGACCTGGGCCAGATGCTCCAGCGCCTCGCGACGAACCTGTTCGTGGCCGGTGAGGGCTGGCTCGTCGGCGTACCGCGCCACGTCATCGACGCCGCGGCCCCGTCCGCGGCCCCAGTGGTCACCGCCCCATCGCCCGACCCGGCGCTGACCGACCTCGTGTGGCGGGTGCTGGCCGTCACGGAGGTCTCCTCCGTCGGTCGTGACGGGCGCACCGTTCGCCTGAACCTGGGCACCGACGGCTCGGCCCCGGTCGAGGTCTCCTCCGACGAGGTCTACATGGTCCGCGTGTGGCGCCCGCACCCTGCCCGCTACTGGGAGGCTGACTCGCCCACGCGAGCCTGCCTGCCGATCCTGCGCGAGCTCATCGGCCTGACCCGCCACATCAGCGCCCAGATCGACTCCCGCCTGGCCGGCGCCGGCATCCTGGTCGTGCCCTCCTCGGCATCGGCCGCGCTGGCCTCGGACGCCGCGGACTCCTCGGCCTACGGCGCTCCGGACCCGTTCGTGGCTGCGCTCATGGACTCGATGCTGCGGCCTATCGAGAACCGGGACGACGCGTCCGCCGTCGTGCCGCTCGTTGTGACCGTGCCGGACGAGGCCGCGGACAAGATGAGCCACCTCACGTTCTCCACGGCCCTGGACTCCGGCGCCCGTGACCTTCGGGACGAGGCGATCCGCCGCCTGGCCCTGGCCCAGGACGCCCCGCCCGAGCTCCTGCTCGGCTCGGGCGCCATGAACCACTGGGGCGCGTGGCTGACTCGCGAGGACACGGTCACCACGCACATCGAGCCGGTCCTGGCCCTCATCTGCGATGCGCTGACGAGTCAGTACCTCCGTCCGGTCCTGCTCTCGGCGGGCCTGAGCGAGGATGAGGTCCGCACCCTCTCGGTCGGCTACGACGTCTCCGCCCTCGTGGCCCGTCCGAACCGGTCGGAGGAGGCCCTCAACCTCCACCGGGCGGGGGCCGTGTCGGACGAGGCGCTGCGTGAGGCGTCCGGCTTCGACGACTCCGACGCCAAGCCCCTGGACGAGCGGGCCCTCATGCAGGCCCTCGCCATGGTCTCCAAGCGTCCGGACCTGATGGGCACAATCGGCATCGGCCCGCTCACGCAGGAGATTCTCAAGGCCTACGAGGGCGACTACTCGGCCCCGTCCCCCACCCTTCGCGAGCTCGCCCTGCCTCCGACCGCCCCTGCCGACGCCCCGGCCCCTGACCAGGACGGCCCCGGCCGCCCGCCGAGTGGCGCGGACGCGGCCGAGCCGGGTAGGGTTCCGGGTAGCGAGGCGCCGATCTCATCAGGCGACGCCCGCCCGGAGTCATCCACGACGTCCCCGACCGGGGCCTGACACCCACCCTAGGAGAACCCATGGCACCTCCCCCACCCACAGCCGACGCCGCCCGGGCCTACCGTGCGGCGTCGGCCGCTACCTCCCCCGCCCCGGCCCCGCGCCGCAACCCGGACGCGCGGCTGACAGCCCACGGCCAGGAGGTCGACGCCACGGCGCTGGTCGCCGTCGTTGACGTCCTGGTCGTCAAGGCTCTGGAGGCCGTCGGCAAGCGGATCGTTCGGGCCGACCGGGCCCGCTTCAACGCGCTCAAGGGGCGGCCGTTCCACGAGGCGCACGTCCTGTGGCCCGCGGACATCGTCACCGTGAGCAAGGCCACTAAGGGCGCGTGGGACGTCGTCCCGGCTTTGCTCGACAACCACGGCTGCCCGGGCGTCGAGTCCGGCCGAGTCGTGACCCTGCTGGACGCCTACGTGTCTCAGGTCGCCACGCACGGAGTGCCGCATCGCCTGGACCGGCTCGTCACCGCGCTGCGCTACGTCCTGCCGGAGAACGCGCTCATCCGCACGCCCAGCCTGAACCGGGCGTCCCTTGAGGAGGTGCGCTGATGGCCTCCCCCGACATTGACCTTTTGGCCGAGGGACCGTCTGACTGGGAGTCTCCGTCGGCGGTGTCCAACTGGCGGGACGCCCTCGAGGACCAGTACCTCGACCTGGCCGAGCCGGTCCTGAACGACTTCCTGAAGCGGGTCCTCTCCCTGGCCGAGGACGCCCTCGACTCGCCGGTACTGACGGCGGCCGGTGACCGGGTGCCGAACCCGTTCGCCTGGACGTCGGTCCGATCGGCGTGGCAGGCCGCCATCCGCGACCTCGTCCGCGACGAACGCGGCCGTCGCCGCCTCCCTCAGTACGCGACCGTGCAGCGGATCCTTGAGGAGTCCGGCCTGCCTGTCGCCGTCTACGAGGACGTCCGTGACCTGCTCAAGCGTGCGGCCTCCGAGGGGTGGGGCGAGCGCAAGACGAAGATCGAGCTTGGCCGCCTGCTCGGCACCTCCCGCCGTAAGGGCGAGGCCACGACCGCCTACGCCGCCCGCCTTCGCACCCTGGCCCGCACAGCGGCGACGGCGAACGCCTCCCACCGCATGGCCACCTCGGACCTGGCCCGCAAGCGAGGCCGTCTGCGCTGGGTCACGGTTCACGACAATCGGGTGCGCCCCACCCACGTCGAGGCCGACGGGCAGGTGCAGGACCTCGGAGTCCCGTTCCACGTCGGGGACGCTCACCTGCTCTACCCCGGCGACCCCGCCGGGCCGCTGAAGGAGACGGCGAACTGCCGGTGCATCCTCATCCCGACCGACTCCCGCCCGGCCGTCAATCAGGCCGTCAACGCCAAGTACTCGTTCGCAGACATCGAAAGGACCGCTATGAAGCTTCGCATTGAGGAGACGGCCCGCCGCGTGGGCGAGTTCTCCGACCTTCGCGAGAAGCCCGCCGGAGACACCGTCCCGGCGCCAGAGGCTACCGCCCCCGACGGCCGCTGGGAGGGCGTCATCGCTCGTGAGGGCGAGATGACCGGCGACGGCCGCCTTATCGAGGACGGCGCTCTGCGCTGGGACGACCTCCCCATCCCGCTGCGTGTCGCGTTCAAGGACGTGGGCGGCCACGACGGCGCCGAGGTCTGCGGCCGGATCGAGACCGTCGAGCGCCGTGAGGGCGGGGACATCTACGCCACCGGCACCTTCGACCTCGGCTCCGCCGTAGGCGCAGAGGCGTTCCGTCAGGTCAGCGAGCAGATGTCCAACGGAGTCTCCATCGACACCGATGATGTGACTTTCAGGATCATGGCGAAGGCGGACATGCCAGAGGCCGACGTTGCCGATTCCGGCAATGACTCCGACGGCGAGGCCGACCCTGAGGGCCGAGTCAAGGTCGCCGCCATGTCGTCCTCTGACGAGTTGACCGTCATCGAGTCGGCACGCCTGCGCGCCGCCACCCTCGTGGCCGTGCCGGCCTTCGCCACGGCCCGCGTCTACGCCGCTGGGCAGGCTCCCGGCACCTCCGAGACCTCTGAGCTCGGCGAAAATGTCGATTCTGGGACGAAAATGGCTCGCTCAGCAGATGCCGACCCACTGAGCCGTGACTCGCTGACCGCCGCGGCTATTCCTACAGCCCCGCCTGAGGCATGGTTCAAGGACCCGGCCCTGACCGGCCCGACCGCTCTCGTGGTCGAGGAGGGCGGCCGTGTCTATGGACACATCGCCGCCTGGGGTACCTGCCACATCGGCCAGATCGGGAAGTGCGTCGAGCCGCCCACCAGCCCCTCGAACTACGCCTACTTCCGCACCGGAGCACTGCGCACGGCCGAGGGCACCTCAGTGGCCGTGGGGCATCTCACAATGGGGACAGGACACGCCGGTCCTCGTGACTCCGCCAACGCCGCCGCCGAGCACTACGACAACACCGGTACCGTCTTCGCGGATGTCGCGGCCGGGGAGGACGCCTACGGCATCTGGGTTGCGGGCTCCCTTCGCTCCGGCATCACTCCTGAGCAGGTTCGGGTGGCCCGCTCCGCCCCGATCTCCGGCGACTGGCGCACGATCCGTGGCTCACTGGAGCTCGTCGGGGCCCTGGCGGTCAACGTGCCGGGCTTCCCCGTGCCGCGTCCCCAGGGCCTGCTGGCCTCCGGCGAGGTGAAGTCCCTCCAGGCGTCCGGCGTCGTGGCTCACGACGACTCCGCGGCCCGGGCCTCGCATCCATCGAACGGCCCGATCGGGGCCAACGGCCTGACTCTCGGAGACATCTCGTACCTGAAGCGCCTGGCCGAGTCCGAGCGCCGGCGTGACCTGGAGAGGGCGTCTGCCGCAGACAAGATGCGTGCCCGGGTCGAGCGCGCGGGTACACTGGCGAAGGCGGCGCAGATGGCGCGCCGCCTTGGATCCATCTGAGGAAGGACAGAGATTGTGAGTTGCAACTGCGGTAGGACTACCACTCCCCCAGTGGGTGCCGAGCCACGTACCTTGGCCGACGGCACGCTGCCTGGCGAGGGCTCCAAGGACTCCTCCCCGATCACCCGCTTCTAGGCGTAGCGCCACTCATCGTCATCGGTTATGATGATCCCTGTTAGAGGTCTCATGGACTCCTGACGCTGGGTGGATCAGCAGAGCCCCGCACCGTTTGCTCATGGCGGTGCGGGGCTTTGTCCATGCCTATGGAGGGGTATCTCACTCATAGGTGTATCCTTTGAGCCAACGGCATGGCAGCAGGGCCTCGTGCGTACCCGCTGGGGACGGGAACCCTGCCCAGCAACAAGACACGGAGGACCCCTCAACATGCGCAAGCACTTCGACATCACCGTCTTCGCCGACCAGGCCGATGACGCTCGGGTCGAGACCTTCGACCTGGAGATCCCTGAGAACCTGTCCGACCTGAGCGCCGCCGACCTGGGAGACCTGCGCTCCAAGGCCGTTGACGCCTTCCAGACCCTCTACGCCGGCGGTGAGTTCACCGACGAGGACCTGGCCACCCTCGGCACCCTGACCGAGGGCATCGAGGCCCTGTCCGCCGAGATCAGCACCCGCGAGCAGGCCGCTGCCGAGCGCGCTGCCGCGGCCGCCGAGATGGCTGCCAAGGTAGGCGCCGACAAGCCCGCCCCCGCTTCCGATGACGAGGAGGACGCCCCGGCCGAGGAGAAGGCCGAGGCTGAGGCCGACATCGCCGAGGCGGAGGCCGAGAAGGCCGACGCCGATAAGGCCGAGAAGAAGGCCAAGGCCGCCGCGGCCGACGTCGAGCCCGCCGCTGAGGTTGACGCCGAGCCCGAGACCGAGGCCGTCACCGCTGCCGCTCCCCGCGGCCCCATCAAGCTGTCCGGCATCCGTCGGCACGTTCACACCCCCGCACCT